TTACGGAATACTATAAAAATGATACATAAACACAAAGGAGAAAACTATGCCAAGATATCATAATATAAACGGTAACAAAGTACAGTTTACAGCTGAAGAAGAAACAGCTAGAGATGCTGAAGAAAAGGCATGGGCAGACGCTGCTCCTGCTAGAGCTTTAGCTGACCTTAGACAAAGAAGAAATAGACTTCTTGCTGAGACTGATTACTTAGCTTTATCTGACAATACTCTATCTAACGATATGAAAACATATCGTCAAAATCTTAGAGACTTGCCTGATGGTAAAGATACTGTTGAAAAATGTAACAACGCTACGTGGCCTACTAAACCATAAGGCATAGGATAGATTACTATGCTGCAAAAAGTAAAATTTGCTCCAGGATTCAATAAACAAGTCACATCAACCGGTGGTGAAAGCCAATGGGTTAATGGTGATAACGTACGTTTTAGATATGGCTCACCTGAAAAAATAGGTGGTTGGGCACAATTAGGTTCTGTTGAATTAACAGGACGTAACACAGCTATTCATCACTTTGTAAATGCATCAGGTATCAAATATGCAGCACTAGGAACTAGTAGTATTTTATATGCATACTCTGGAGGTATTTTTTATGACATACATCCAATTAAAGCTACAACAACTTTAACAAGTGCATTTTCTACAACTAATGGATCTGCAGCTGTAACTTTAACTTTTTCGTCTGCGCATAATATTGGTAAAGGCGATATTATATTATTAGATAACTTTACATCTATAACAAATTCTAATTTTGTATCTGGAGATTTTACAGATATAAAATTTATGGTAACATCAATACCTACTGATACAACTTTAACAATAACTATGCCATCTAATGAGTCTGGTTCAGGAGCTTCTACATCTGGTGGTATTAGAGTTAAACATTATTATCCAGTTGGACCAGCGGTTGAGGTTGCAACAACAGGTTGGGGTCTTGGATCATGGGGTGGTGTTGCACAAGGACAGTTTACATCAACACTATCATCAGGAATAAATGCATCAGTTACATCTTTAACTATGGCAAGTTCCAGTTCTTTTCCATCATCAGGAACTGTGCAGATAGGAACAGAGCTAATTACATATACAGGAAATAGTGGTGGAACATTATCAGGATTAACAAGAGGTGCTAATGGTACCACAGCAGCAATACATTCTAGTGGTGCAACGGTCACAGATGCAGCTGCTTTTTTTGCATGGAACTCTGCAGCATCAGGAGATATTGTGACAGCACCAGGTTTATGGTCGTTAGATAATTTTGGCAATAAACTTATTGCGACTATAGCAGGTGGAGAAACATTTGAATGGGATTCTGATCCTACAGGTGCAAACAATACAAGAGCAACAATACTTGCAAATGCTCCAACAGCATCTTCATTTAGTTTAGTATCATCACCAGATAGACACTTAATATTTTTTGGAACAGAAACAACTATAGGAACATCTTCATCAAGAGATGAAATGTTTATACGGTTCTCGGACCAAGAATCTATTGATGCAACAACGTCTTATGCACCTAGTGCAACTAACACTGCAGGTACACAAAGACTTGCAGATGGATCTAAAATTGTAGGAGCTATCAGAGGTAGAGATGCAATCTACGTTTGGACTGATACTTCTTTATTTATTATGAGATTTGTTGGTTCTCCTTTTACTTTCTCGTTTCAACAAGTTGGTACAAACTGTGGATTGATAGGAAAAAATGCAGCCGTTGAGGTTGATGGTACAGCTTATTGGATGTCAGAAAATGGTTTCTTTAGATACACTGGTAAACTAGAATCGTTACCATGTTTAGTTGAGGATCATGTTTATGATGATATTAATACAATTCCAAAACAACATATCAATGCAGGTCTTAATAACTTGTTTGGTGAAGTTATGTGGTTTTACCCTAGTTCTTCATCTAACACAGTAAACAAAATGGTTTGTTATAACTATTTAGATTCAACACCAGAACGTCCAGTGTGGACAACAGGTACACTAGCTAGAACAGCGTGGCAAGATTCTGCTGTATTTGGTAAACCTCATGCATCAGAGTATGATACTAGTTCTAATGGCACATCAGGTTCTTCAACATTTGTACAAGGTAATATTGACGGTGTTAGTTATTATTATGAACATGAAAAAGGTTTAGATCAAATAAGAGAAGGTGCAACAAGTTCTATAACTGCAAATATTGAATCTGGAGATTTTGATATAGGTCAACAAGGTTTAGCTGGTGATGGTGAGTTTATGATGAAAATAAGAAGAGTGTTACCAGACTTTTTATCACAAACAGGTGATGCAAGAATAACATTAAACTTAAGAGATTTTCCAAACGATACAGCAGCTAGTTCAACATTAGGACCATTTACTGTAACGAGTGGTACACAAAAAATAGACACACGTGCTAGAGCTAGATCTATATCGTTAAAAGTAGACAACACAAGCACAAGTCAGTTTTGGAAACTAGGAACATTTAGATTAGATATACAACCAGACGGTAGAAGATAATGGCAAGAATAGTACAAGCACTAACACAACCTAATAAAGAATACGATCAACAAATACAACAATCGTTTGTTAGAGATGTAGATAGTGTTGTGCAAAAATTAAATACAACATTTCAACAAGACTTAAAAGAAGAACAGGAAGCAGTTGCTTTCTTTTTATCATAATGGCTAATTCATTTGTAAATAAAAAAGTAGATTTAACTACCACTAATGTTACGACATTATATACAGTGCCGTCAGCTACTACAGCTGTAATTAAATCTATACTAGTATCAGAAGATTCTGGTAATGCAGATACCATAACTGTGACAATTACAGATACATCTAGTGCTATATTTAGTTTGTTTAAGACTAAATCGATATCTGCAAATGGGACCACGGAACTATTATCAGGACCTATTGTATTACAAGAGAGTGAAATATTAAAAGTCACTGCAGCAACCGCAAATAGACTACATGTTGTTCTATCTGCGCTAGAAATCAAGCCTAGAGAAGTTACATCATAAGCTTGATTTACTTGACAAAAACAAGTATTATTAACAACCCCAGGTTAAATTCCTGCTATATTAAACTAACATAAAATTTATATGAAAACAGGAATTGAATCATTAGACACAGGAGCATCCAAAATTACCTATAAAGGTGATGAAGGTCCTAAATCACCACAGCAAAAAGAAAACGAAATGTTTCAAATGGCCATGAAGTCTGGTCTAATAGATGAATATAGAAATTACAAAATGGAAATGGAAAACGCTGGTCAACCAGTTTTATCCATTAGAGAATATTTTAAAATGATGTACGATGCATCAAGAATTGGTGCTAAAGACGGTGGCGCTATGAGAGTTGGTTTTGTAATGGGTGGTAGAAAAGGTGACACTGGACAAGCTAGTCAAAGTGAAAGTAAAGCTGCAGGTGAAGGAAATAACAAAGATGATGACAAAGGAGTTCCAGAAGATGTAAGAAGAGGTGGTGGTATAGACAGCATTCGTGTCTCTGACTCATTTAAAGATGATAAAAAACAAGAAGAAGAAAATATTATAGAAAAATTTCTTTCAAATATACCATATAATACTAAAAAAAATCTTTATAACTTAACTCCAAATCCTCCTATTAATGAACTTGGCTTTATATCAATGTTAACACAAAAACAAATTGAAGATTTAGATGATGATGAAATAACAGAAGCATATAATAAATTATCATCTATAGGTGATACAGATGAAACTTTTGCTGATGTTGCTGAAGATGTAGGAAAATTTAGTTTTGATGCTTTTGAAAAATTAAGAGATCCAAATTTAACAACAGGTGATGATATGAATTTTGCAGAATACGCTGCAAAATATAAAGGAGCACCAAGTATGTTAATGTCAGGTAATGTTGGTGGTTTAGAAATAGTAAAAAAACCAGATGGAACTTATGGTTATGAAAAGATAAGAGGAGAAGGCGGAGGTGGTGGAAATTTACCACTTATAGCAACAGGAAATACTCCAGGTGATAGTGATCCAGGTGATAGTGATCCAGGAGATAGCACTATTCCAACAAATCGTTTACCATTAGTAGACTTAACTAATTTTTTTGGAAGCAACCCCGACATGAGTGGTCAATATTTTTATGGCGCTGATGGTGGTAGACCTGGATACATGGGTGGTGGAATAGCAGATTTAAGACAAGGATATTTTTTAGGTAAACTTGTTAAAAAAGCTACACGTGGAATTAAAAAAATATTTAAAAGTCCATTAGGTAAAGCTGCATTAATTGGTGGTCTTGGTTATTTAGGTGGCGGCGGTGGATTAAGTAATCTTTTTGGTAAAGAAGGTTTAAAAGGTTTATTTGGTAAAGCAGTAGGTTTTGCTAAAGACCATCCGTTTATAACAACAGCTGGTATATCAACATTACCTTTATTATTTAGTGGAGACGATGACGATAAAAGAGATTACAGAGCAGAGTATGATGCAGAAGTTCAAAGATATTTAGATATGTATGGTCCTGCTAATTTTAGAAGGTATGCTGCTGATGGTGGACGTATGGGTTTTGCTGTTGGTGGGTATGACGACGATGATGATGATAAAAATGTTAGATCATCTGCATTAAATCAATTATACGGTATTAACAGATTAAGAAGATCATTAGGTGGTAGCACAGGTTTACCTCCAATAACACAAGCTGTAGATGGTATAAACACACAATCATTTAGTGATGATGAAACACCAGAACCAATGCAAACAACACCAGATCAAATGCCAAGACCTAGAATGATGAGCCCTATGATGAATAGACAAATGAATCCTATGATGATGAGAATGCAACCAAGAATGATGGCTCAAGAAGGTGGTCTTATGGACATGGGTGGTATGGAAAAAGATTACAGAAACGAAGGTGGTTTTGTAGCAATTGGTGGCAAAGAAAGAGCAGATGATGTGCCAGCAAGATTATCAAAAAATGAGTTTGTTTTTACCGCAGATGCTGTTAGAAGTGCAGGTGGTGGAGATATAGATAAAGGTGCAGAAATTATGGAGAACATGATGGGTCACCTAGAACAAGGTGGTAAAGTATCTAAAGAATCACAAGGATTAAAAGGTGCTAGACAAATGTTTGCTACATCACAAAGATTGGAAGAAGTATTATAATGGCTGAAGAAATAATAAATATAAATAGACCCGCACCCTATATTGAGGCGTTAGGAAAAAAGTATTCAGAAGGTTTACAACAAATAATTAATCAACCTTTTACAGCAACTGAGTTAGCATCTATTGCACCTCAAGTTGCACCACAAACAAATTTACAAAAACAAGCAACACAATTAACAGGAACTGGTATAGGTTCTTACCAACCATTTGTTACAGCAGCACAACAAGCTGGTGCAACAGCTGGTACAGGTTTAGGATTAGCACAAACAGGATTAGGTATTGCAGGACAAGAATTAACAGGAGCAGGAACAACTTTAGGAACTGCAGGCACACAATTAACCGGAGCGCAACAAGCTTTAGGTACAGCAGCAGGAACAACTGCAGGTGCACAACCTTTTATAAGTGCAGCAGGAACAGGATTAGGTCAAGCTGGTACAACACTAGGTGGAGTATCTCCATTTATTAGTGCAGCAGGAACAGGATTAGGAACTGCAGCAGGGTTAACTGGAACAGGCGCAGGAACAGGAGTAGGATCTATTTCATCTTACATGTCGCCGTATCAACAACAAGTAATTGATACAACATTAGCAGAATTTGATAAACAAGCGGCAGCAAGACAACAAGCTATATCTGATCAAGCTGTAGCGTTAGGTGGTTTTGGTGGTGGTAGAGAAGGTGTTTTGCAATCAGAATACCAAACACAATCAGATAAAAACAGAGCAGCATTACAAGCACAGTTACAAGCACAAGGATTTAGTCAAGCACAAGCTGCAAGACAAGCAGACTTACAAAATCAAATGGCATTGTCACAAGGTCAATTAGGTTTAGGTCAAGCAACAGGATCTTTAGCAGCGCAACAAGCAGCTTTAGCACAAGGTCAATTAGGTTTAGGTTCAGCACAACTTGGTTTAGGTCAAGCACAGGCAGCTCAAGCAGGTCAACAGGCAGGTATGGCAGGTCAAAGAGCATCATTAGCACAAGCACAAGCAGGATTTGCTGGTCAAAGAGGTGCAATGTCAGGACAACAAGCAGCGTTGGCACAAGGCCAACTAGGACTTGGTCAATTCCAAACAGGTTTAGGTCAAAGTTTACAAGGCTTCCAAGGAACAGATATATCAAGAGCGGGTCAAGTGGGCGCAGCTGATCAAGCTTATGCACAAGCTGTCTTTGAAGCACAAAGAGAAGCAAACAGACAAAAACTATACGAGCCAATGGAAAGATTTGGATTCTTTGGAACAGGTTTAGGAAACCTATCTGGATCTATTGGTAGTCAATATCAATTTACACAGCAACCTGGAGCTAGTCCATTAGCACAAGCACTTGGATTAGGTTCAACGTTAGCTGGCATATATGGGAATATAAAAACAACGTAATGAATAGAACTTTAAGAAGACCAATGTTTAGAATAGGTGGTAAAGCTGAAGGAATAACTTCAGGTTTAGATGCACCAGAATTAGGTAAAAGACAAAATTTTGAAAACGGTGGTACTTTAACAGAAAGATATGACAAGGCTATGAAAGAAATTGAATCACGAAAAGCAGACAGACAAAGTGATTTTAATAATTTTTTAATTAGCACAGGACTTGATTTAGTATCAAGACCAAGATCCGGTAACATATTTCAACAAGTTGCAACATCGGCTAAACAACCTTTTGAAACTTTTACAGCTGCTAAATCTTCAGCCGCTGATGCAGATGATAAATTATCACAAGCTTTAATAGGTGATATTATGGAACAAATGTCAAAAGAAGACATTGCAAGAATTGAAGGAGAGTATGATGTTAAAAAAGAACAAGCAAAACCAGGAAAAGAATTTGATAAAGGCCAAGCTGCAAAAATAGCAGAGCTAACAACTAAATCATATCAAAAAAGATTAACTCTTGAAAATGAAAGAGATGCAATAATAAATATACCAGAAACAAGTAGATCTCAAGAACAAAATGATAGACTTCAACAAATAGAAAAAGCAGAATTACCTGCAGTTAATACAACTATAAAAGATTTAGAGGGTAGTGAAAATGTATTATCACAAATTAAATCAGCTGGAATGTCTGAAAGATTTAATGATTCAGTAACTGATTTACAAGATGAAATAAACCCTGCCACAGGTGAAAATTATACATTAGAAGAAGCATTTGCATCTGTTAAAAAAATGTATGAATCTATGCTTTCCGGTAAAAAAGACGGTGGTAGAGTAGGATTACAGATGGGTGGACAACCTATGCCTGCAGCAATGACCACGAACCAAGGACCTGTACAAGATTTAAGTTTTGACGAATTAAGATCAAGATTACCAAATACAATAACAGATGATATTGTAACTTTAATTGCAAACAGCCAAGAAGCATTAGTTGATTTTGCAAATATACAAACGCAACAAGACGTTAATTCATTTAATCAAAAATACGAAGTAAATTTGCAATTACCAGCGGAGGCGTAAATGGCTTCTAATACTCCTTTTAGAATAAGAAAAAAATCTCAAGAAATTGATACAGACATTGTTGATGGAGTTATAAAAAAAAGATTTAAAACAGAAAAAAAACCTAAAAAATTTACTTGGAAAGGTTTAATGAATGCTTCAACTATATTAGAAACTAATCCATTTGATCCAATAAAATTAGCAAGAATAAAAGAATTAATGGAAGGCAGCGAAGCTAAAGAAAAAGATTACATAGATACATTTGAAGATTTAGAAAAAGGGTATTATTCTGGTGCACAAAAACTTGGTTATGCAATTGGTGATCTTGCAACAGCTGGCATAGATTTAACTGTAGGTAGATTATTTGATACTAATCTTAATGAAAAACTTACAGAAGTTTATGAAGAAAATAAATTAAAAGAACCAGAAGCTTTAACAGGTAAAGTAGTTGAAGTATTAACACAGTATGGTGTTCCTAGTAGTGCAGCTATTAAAATTACCAACAGACTTAGAAGATTGTCTATGGTTTCTAAAGCTAAAGGTGCATCAACAGCAGTTATTGGATCCACCATAACTAACATAGCATCTAAATCTGGTAATATGGCAACTATTTTTGGAATTACAGATTTTTTAGCTAGCGAACCTGGTAGAGGAAACATAGTTTTAAAAGAAGAGGACACAGAGGGTTTATCTGGCCGTGATTTAGCAGCGGCAAGATTTAAAAACAGATTAAGATTTGGTGCTGAAGGTGCAGCAATAGGAGCTGGATTTAGTTTGTTAGGTAAACCTGCATCACTTGGATTAAAATATGGTATTATGAAACCAACAGGCATAGGATTAAAATATGGTGTTGGTCCTGTTATATCTGGTGCATCTTATTTGTTATCTAAAGATCCAATAGTCATACCAACAATATCAAAAGCATTAAAAAAAGGAACACAATATAGTTTAGAAAAAATTATTGCACCTGCGCTTGTAGGTAAAGTACCTATTAAAACACAACTACCTGACTTTGATAAATGGAGAATGTTTTCTGTAAATTCTGATGATCCATTAAAACAAAGATTAAAAAAATTAGATAATTTTTTATCTGCATTTAGATCTGTTGGTAAAAACACAGCACAACAATTTACATTATCAACACGAGCAGCTAGAGAAATAAGAGGAAGATCTAGAACTATTGACAAATATTTACAATCTATTGAAAAAAGAGCCTATGATTTAGCTAAAGCAAACAAAGATTTATACAACACAAAAACAACATCACCTGCAAGTCAAAAACATTATTTAGATCAGACATTAAGTTATTTACAAGGTAAAACAAAATTAAGTCAATTGCCTAGTTTACTACAGGATAGTGCTAAAAATTTAAACGCTGAATTATTAAAAATTAAAAAATCTTTTGCAAACATGTTACCAGATAGTGAAATAAAAAAATACATGTTAAAAAATATTAGCACATATATGCGTAAATCTTTTTCTATATTTACAGACCCTACATATAAACCAGATAAAAAAATATTTGATGGTGCTGTAGATTACATGGTTAATCTTGTAAAAAATAATAGAGATTTAAGAAGAGCAGCATTAGATGAACCTGCATTTAAATCTTTTAATCCGGAAGCTAGAATTAAAAAAAACGCAGAACAATTAGTTAAAAAAATATTACAAGATGGTAAAACTAACAATGGTGATCCATTAGAATTTTTAAAAATGATTTCTAAAAAACAATTAAGATTAAAAGATGTTGTAAGAACGGGTGATGAAATGCCGGATGCAATTAAAAAATTATTAGGTGAAGAAAATAATTTAAAAGCTGCGGTAATGACTACAACTTCACATGCAATAACACAAGCAACAAACAAAAAATTATTTGATCGGGTTGCTGCACTAGGAATTAAAGAAGGATGGTTATTTAAAGACGAAGCAAGAGCTAATGCACGAGGTATATTAGATGCACAAAAAATAGGTAATGTGCCTGGTTTAGGTTTTTTATCATCTAGATTGTCAAATCTACATGCATCTAATGATATTGTACAAGCATTAAGAGGCACACCTGGTAAACTAGATGAACTTATACAAAGCAATGCGTATAGAGCTATATTACAATTAAAAGTTGCTACACAGTTTGGTAAAACAGTTTTATCTCCTGCTACACAAGTTCGTAACGTCACATCAGCAAGTTTGTTTCCAATAGCAAATGGACACATAGGTGGTGGTGCGTCTGTTACTGAAGCATTTAAAATGACATTAGATGATATATTTGGTGCAGGAAAAATTTTAAATGAAAAAGCATTAATTGATAAAATAGAAGACAAAATTAGAAGAGGGGTGTTAGATGAAAACATTGTGGCATCAGAGCTTGGAGCCGTTCTTCAAGATATTAAAAAAGGATCTATTAATTCATTAGATGGTTTATATCTTAAATTAACAAATGGTAAATTTATGCAAACAGCAACACGTGTTTATGCTGGTGGTGATAACGTTTGGAAGTGGTTTGGTGATGAATATGTGCAATCGCAATTAAAAAATACATACAAAGATTTAAATGCAATTAAAAAATGGTTTCCCGAAATACAAGGACAACAATACATTGCAAGAGATTTATTTACTAATAAATTAAAAACATATGATGATGCAATAAAAGAAGCTGCAGCGTGGTATATTAGAAATACATATCCAACATATAGTAAAGTTCCAGAAGCAATTAAGGCAATAAGAAAATTACCGTTTGGTAACTTCGTATCGTTTCCTGCAGAAATGATTAGAACAACATTTAATATTATGAATATAGCAGCAAAGGAAATATCATCTAGTAATCCTGCATTAAGACAAGTAGGATACAGAAGAATGATAGGTGCTTATACTGTTTTAGGTGGCGCAGGAACAGCAGCTGTTAACATTGCATCGGAGTTATCCGGTGTGACTATGGAAGAATTAGATGCATACAAAAACTCATTTGCAGCTGATTGGAATAAAAATTCTATATTATTACCTTTAGATAAATGGAAAAAAGGTGTGGGAAAAGCAATAAATTTTTCATACTTTAGTCCATACGATGTTGTGCAAAAACCATTTGAAGCATTGATGAAAACTATACATGATGGAAAAACAAGAACTAATAAAGAATGGGATGATATAACAATGGAAGCAGCAGCTAACACGTTTGGTGAATTATTTAATTCATTTATATCAGAACCGTTAGGTTATGAAAGAATTCTCGATACATTACCAAGAGGTAAATTTGGTAGAGGAGGTCAAAAAAAAGCAGGTGGCTTTGTGTACTCTGACACAGATTCTATTAATGATAAAATATATAAAAGTTATATTCATTTTTTAAAAGGTATAGAACCTGGTGCGTTAACAACAGGAAGAAAAATAATTGGTGCTTTAGATCAAGATTTAAAACCCGGTGGCCAACCATATAGTTTAAGAGATGAAGCTTTAGCATTATTTTCTGGTATTAGAATTATAAATGTTGATGTGCCAAGAAGTTTTAATTACAAAATGACTGATTTTAGAAGAAATAAATTATCTGTAACTAAAGCAGAAAAATTTTATGGTTTAGAAGATGCAATTGATAGAGGTGGAGATGCTTATGTTAAGGAATTTAGAGACATACAAGATGAAATGTACAAGGTGCAACAAGAATTTTACAATGTGATACAAGACGCATTTAAAATGGGTTTGAAAAAAAGTGATATAAGAAAACAAATGAAACTTAGAGGATTTAGTAATAAAGAAATAGCTGCTTTATTTAGAGGTAAATTTATTCCATTTAAAGCTTCTGAATCTCTTATGAAAAAGAGAATTAGAGACGTTAAAAAAGCATATCCTAATGAAGCAATTAACAGAAATTTTTTCTATCCTAAATCTGATTTTAATAAAGTTATGAGAGAGTACAAAAGAAAATCTTTAAAGGTAGAAGAAAAAATTGATACATCTATATTAGATAGAGTGAAAGATTTTATAGTGCCACCAGCAGGAGCAGCTGAAATAAATCAACCAACAACAAATATACAGACACCACCATTACCAAACACACCTATGCCAAATAGACAAATGGCATCTGTTTCTACTACACAAAAAAACCCAATAACAAGGTTGACACAGAACGAGGAAGCATTACTATCACCAACAGAAAAAGTAATTGCGAGGAAAAGATAATGGCAACAAAAGATAATGCATTGCAAAAAATAGAATCACACGAAAAACTTTGCAGAATTATGCAAAAGCAAACGTATGATCGTATGAATGAATTGCAAAATCATATAACTAGAATAGAAAGAATACTTTTAGTATCAATGGGAGCTGTAATAACAGGTATGGCCGGTGTTATATTTGTGCTATTACAAAAATTATAATGAACCTTTCACGAAATTTTACTCTTCAAGAGTTAATCAAATCAGATACAGCTATTAGACGTGGCATAGATAATAATCCTAACGCTGATCAAATAGAAAAATTAAAAGCATTATGTGAAAACATATTGCAACCCGTGCGGGACCATTTTGGCAGAGTTAAAGTAACCAGTGGATACCGTTCACCTGAGTTGTGCCAAGCCATCGGCAGTTCAATTAATAGTCAACATGCAAAAGCAGAGGCAGCTGACTTTGAAGTTGTAGGAACAGACAACGCTGAATTAGCTGATTGGATTAAAAGAGAATTAGAATATGATCAATTAATATTAGAATACTACACACCAGGCGAACCTAACAGTGGCTGGATACATTGCAGCTACATACCTGAAGGAAGACGTGCACAATTTTTACATGCGTTTAAATCAGAAGGTAAAACTAAATATAAACCAATACTTGGCAAGGCAACAGAAATACTTTAAAATTTCTGCGCGCTACGCGTATAGTCCTACTAAATCCATGACCTTAATTCTTCACCTAAAACTTCTGATGCTATGTTTATTTTTTTACGTAACGCTTTTACGATCTTTTCGTCTACGGTATCTTCAGCGTTTATATCGACATAAGTTACCGGCTTTTTTTGTCCGATTCTGTGTGCTCTGTCTTCTGACTGTAGTCGTTTTTCGAGATCATATCCGTTAGAATAGTATATTACGGTGTTTGCAGCCGTCAAAGTAATGCCATAGCCGCCCGTAGAGGGCGTTCCAACAATAAACCGGCACTTAGGGTCATCTTGAAAACGTTTGATATTAGGTTGTCTCTCTTCTTGTGGTGTCAACCCATAATAATCAACAATAGAATTTTGTCCATATTCATCAGTGACAGCTTTTATTATATTTGTAATGTCATATTGATAGTGGGCCCATATAATAGCTTTGCCTTCTACATCTTCTAGTATGGTCATCAATTCTTTTATTCTGTTGTTTTCTACAGCTTGAGTAGCTCCTGTATCATCAGTAAAATGACCACAAGTAATTTGTTGTAGTCTCATTAATTGTGTTAAAGTATTTTTGGTGCTAGATAATTTACCTTTTAATATAGCTAAAGCTTGTTTTTTCATTTGTTCATATAACTTACGTTGGTCTGCAGTTAGTGTTATTTGACGTTTAATAAATATTTTATCTGGTAAATCTAAACAGTCTTCTTTTAATACACGGTATGAAAAACTTTTTAATGTGTCTGATAATTCACCTAAATTTTTAAATTTATCTACAACTTGTATAGACCTACCATGTGCGTGCATGGTTTTCATTTCTGCATAACGGTTACGAAACGCGTAGTATGAAGTGAAGTCCAACAACCACGGATCAAGGAACTCACATTGACTATATAAATCTAATGGGTTTTTTGTAACAGGAGAACCTGTCATAATTCTTTTATATTTAGCTATTTTTGATAAACCTATTATGTTTTTAGTACGTTTTGCTGATGGGTTTTTTATCGTAGTAGATTCATCAACAGCCATTAATGTTTTATGAGAGTTTAAAAATTTAGACGCGTATTTTACACCTTTATCTGTAGACAAAGCTTCTACATTCATAATTAAAATATGTAAAGCTGTATCTATTTCATACAATGTTTCTAATTTTTCCTGTTGTTTTTTTGTTATATTTGGTTGCCACAATACAGTCACATTTTCAATGTGATTTGGTAAATGTGTAGGTAACTCATTTTTATACCAAGTGCCTACAACACCTTTTGGTGCAATAATCAAAGCGCCATCTATTTTACCTTTGTCATATAACATTGACATATTATCAATTAATACTTTTGTTTTACCCGTACCCATTTCCATAAAATACGCATAGGTTTCTTTGTTCCATGACTTTTCTAATGCAGTCAACTGATGTGCATATGGTTTCATTTTAAATTTATAATTCATAATTTTCTTCTTTCTAGTTGACAATATAATAGTAAGTGCATATATTGTCAAGCATGAAAGAAAATATAGTTTATGTCATACAGGAAATTCCAGGAACACAATCAGGTAATCCAAAAATAAATATTATGGGCGCATCTAATTACGGTCAATTTAAATTTTTATTACCAGAGTTTTCACAAATAATATTTTCTCCAGGACCTTTAATTTTTAAATTAAGAAAAAGTTTAAAAGATTTTAAAGAAGGAGATTATTTATTATTAACCGGTGACCCTGCAATTATAGGTGTTGCATGTTCTATAGTTTCTGATATTACAAATGGCAAATACAATCTATTAAAATGGGATAAACAAGAAAGAAAATATTATCCTATTGAAATTAATTTATACGAGAAAGGAGAAATAGATGGCGATTAAACAAGTAATAAAAGGTCTAACAACAGAAAGTGTTAGTAGTACAACAATTACAGATACAACTGATTTTAATAAGAGTACAACTACAATTAATTTTGAAGAAGACCAACAGAAGGTAATTAAAAAAACTGGCAATGTGCAATCTCTTGCAGATCAAGTTGAAAGATTAGAGTTATGTGATGATCGTATTGCAGATATAGAAAACGATTTAAAGATGATGAAAAAGAAAAGAGATCATATATCAGGTGAGGTAATACCAACCATGATGGCAGAAATGGGTTTATCTCATTTAAAACTTATGGATGGGTCTTCAGTTGATGTAAAGCCGAACTATAGCGCAACGATTACGCAAGCGAATAAAGAGTCGGCTTTTAAATGGCTTCGTGAAAATGGACTAGGAGATATAATCAAAAACGAGATATCCGTATCTTTTGGTCGCAACGAAGAAAACAAGGCAGCTGATTATGCTGCTCTTGCAGAGGGACGTGGGTTTCAACCAACACAAAAGATGAAGGTTGAACCCATGACTCTCAAAGCGTTAGTCCGTGAACGTTTAGAGGCAGGTAAATCCATGCCAACGGAAATTTTCAACGTGTTTGTTGGAAATAAGACAACAATAAAAAGGAACAAATAAACATGAACCAAGTAGCAGAAAAAAAAGAAGGAGCATTAGCAGTCAATTTGTTTGAAGCTGATGCAAATCAAGGTGCTCAAAATATATCGCAAGAAGATCTTGCGTTACCTTTCCTAAAAATTTTGGGACAACTATCTCCAGAAGTAAATAAAAGAGATGGTAAATATGTAGAAGGCGCAGAACCTGGCAAGATAATAAACACAGTTACAAATGAATTGTTTGATAAAATAAGTGTTATACCTTGTCATTACAAGAGACAATACGTAGAGTGGCAAGATAGAGGTACCAGCAGTGGTGCACCTGTTGCAATTCACGAGGCAGACAGTGATATTGTAAGTCAGACAACTAGAGGTAAAGACTATAAAGATAGATTGCCAAATGGTAACTATCTTGAAAATACCGCTAGTCATTTTGTATTGATTGATGGTAACAATCCACAAACAGCTTTGATTTCTATGAAGTCTACTCAATTAAAAGTAAGTAGAAAATGGAATTCATTGATGATGGGTTTGAAAATGCAGGGTAAAAATGGTTTGTTTACTCCGCCAACTTACAGCCACATTTATAATCTATCTACTGTTCAAATGTCTAACGACAAAGGAACATGGTTTGGATGGGAAGTTGAAAAGATGGGTCCTGTTGAAAACAAAGCAATGTACGACATGGCTAAATCTTTTGCACAAAGTGTGGGTAAAGGCGAAGTGCAAGCTAAACACGGATCTGAAGAAACAAAATCAGAAACTATCTACTAAATTCCTAGGAGTCGGGCGGGAAAGCTAGCGTGGACCTGCCCGTCATAAAATATGCAGAAGTTTATAGATATATTTACGGGATTGGAACGTGCTCATGGTTGTACTAAAGTTACTGAAACTGCAGAAAACGGTGTAAAAGTAAAAGGACAATCTTTTATTGTACGTCAACCCGTAACTGAAAATTTGTGGAAAAAACATTTAGAAGGAACACAAAGTTTAGGAATTATTCCTATTAACGATGATAATAAATGCAAGTGGGGTTGTGTAGACATAGATTCTTATGCAGGTTTTGACCATGCAAAATTAATAACAAAAATAAAAGAAGCAAATCTACCTTTGGTTGTTTGTAGATCAAAAAGTGGTGGAGCACACGTTTTTCTGTTTACAACAGAACCTGTATCAGCAGAAAGAATGAGAGATAAACTTACAGAAATAAAAACAGTTTTAGGATACGGTGGATCAGAAGTTTTTCCAAAATTT